AAATAGACCTGGCGGCGATAATTCATCGCCAGATCATAAGGAAGAATAGAAAAATTTCCTCCATATTTCATCCTTATAGACTCAAAAAATTCAGTGAATTCTTCATAATCCTCTTTCCCATACAGCAAAATCTCTCTCATAGCAGTTTCTATATTCTGATCCAATTGCTCTTTAAGAGTAACACCACTTAATGCTTTAGGTTTTCTAAGAAACGAAACCATACCTATGATCGCATCTCCATCAAGCTGAGCATTAACCATTCCATCAGCTTCAGAAAAATTCCGAGACAAAAATGAAAAATCGCTCCATTGCATGAACATCTCCTTGATTTCTCCTTTAGTGGGCATGGTATAAGTCATCTTGAAGAATTCCTTTATTTTCTGAGCTATTGATATCATGTTAAATTCTCTACAATCGTTGCTTACGGAAGCCCCATTATCATCTCCGTAGAATATAGCTGCATAACACTCATCAATCACATCATGCTTATCTGGTGAGACAATACAGAAAAAGCATATACGGAAAAGACAGTAATTGACAAAAGAGTTAAACAAAGCAGTCCAGAAATGACCAGAGGACACCCCTTGACACCGTTCTACTATGTGCATACCGTAGACGAGATAAAACCCCACAATACTTGGAGCTAACCCATCTATCCATCTATGCGCCCGTTTACGATCCCGTTCAATCCATGGCAAGGACTTCATCCACATAGCGAAAGCAGGACAGAACAACGCCAACACAGAATAATCCCATCCCTTGTAATCTCCACCAATCAAATTTGGAAAACGTGATAGTCTAACCTTCAAATACTCCCAGTCTCGAGAATACGCATTAATACCAATCTTGGTGGAATTTCTGAACAGATTATGATGATTACCCATGTAATCCCCGAGTAACATTTTACACACAATAGCTAAAATCAAAGAAGAAACACAGAAAAAACGAGTTTTCTTTCCCTCACTCTTCTCAATGGTTGTTTGTTCATCTTTAATACCGGTCTCACTAAAACCATGAATAACATGTCCGTCATCCACACGTTGAATAAGTTTATTAACTTGAGTACGCAACCAGGGGTTTATCCATCGAGTCTTTTCTTTATGCTCTGAACATATCCAAGAAGGATTAGGACTATTATCCTGACCCCATAATTGTTCCCGTGTTTTCCCAAACAACCTGAGATCAGAAGTAGCTGATTTGTCGATCGAAAAACTTGTTAGTCCTCGATGATCAAACAAGGTTTCATACAATGTTCGTATATGGAACGAATAACCTTGCGTAATTCCTCCAAACCCTTTAAATATAATGGGATTAGACAACAGACGAACGAGATAATCAGGTAAAGGTACTGACCCTGAATTTTCACTCAATCGTTTGAAAGCATTAACTTGCGCTTCCTTGCTAAGATTCGTTGGTCTAGTTGGTATCCCTGCTCGTTTAAATGATCCATTCCGATAATTACGAACAAAAACATCAACATCATCATATATAGGACTCCTAACAAAACTACTCTTTTGGGACGGGAAAATTGAGGCAGGAGTTATCATGGATGTCATTCTACACCCTTCAATTACAGGATAAAACGATGTTAATTTACACATATTTTCGCCTTCAATGCGCTCGTAACCATCAACCACACCATAATCATATTCAGTAGGCATAGACGAGTATGAATGTTGCAACCAAGGAAAATCTGCTTTACATATTGGAGTTATAATAGCAGCCCCGTGTTCTCTCCCAGATATGATACCAATTATATCTCTTTCATGGGAATGAACGTCGAGATTAGAAACAATAGCTGCACAGTCTCCTGGCTCAACGTCCGCATTCGAAAGATGGTAGAACATGGTTTGGGAAGTATCCATTCTCAGATCTTCAAAAGTGGCATCCGCTTGAAATAAGCAAGGAGTCTCATAAACACGTAATTCGTAAAACACTTTATAAGGTACTTGTTTTAGGTCAGTACCCCTAAAAACCATACATACTTTATCGGAGCGAAGCACATTATAAATAGTATCAGGTAAACGAGAGTAAATTGATTTTCGCATTGGAAAATGAGGTACGTTAAGATTAATTATTGCCAAATCCCTACGTTTATCAAGGATCAAATCGATCTCAGCACGCCCAATAACAAATGGTTCTCCGGTGTCGTGTAAATATAGCGATATGTGAGTCCAATCACCCACCAACCAGAAATAATGCTTTGGGAATATAAATGTTCTACCACCAACTGCTGTTACTCGTCCTCGTTGAACCCTAGTTGCCGAATGTATAATCATCTCATATTCTTGATCTCCTAATTGCATACATCGAGTCCGAAACTGTGACTCCTTCTGAGAAGTTATCCCAACACCCTCAATCCTTCGGCGTTTTAAGCAATCACGATAACGTTCTTTAAATATCTCGG